CGCCAATACAGCCGCACAACAAGCAAATACGGCGGCACAAACCGGGAACACGGTTGCCCAAGGAGCAAACACGGTCGCAACCGGGGCGCAAACCGCAGCGGCGG